TGTTGCTTTAATGGAGAAAGAATTGAAAAAGCAGTTCATAAACATTTTAGAACAAAACGTGTCAACAAACAACGAGAATTTTTTTATGTTGAGTTAGATGAAGCTATTAAAGCTATAGAGGATTTAGGAGCTAAATTAGATTAATATTTATACGCAAAATTAATGATTTTATATGTCAATTAAAGGTGTATTTGCATTATTTGGGTTCCCGGATGAAGATAATCCTGAGCGTTTAAAACTTGAAAGTGAATTAGAAGACTATAAAGAATCTCCTCACTTTAAGTTAGGGATGTTCCATAAATTGATTATGAATGGTCATTTATTTTCTAAACAAGTTACTAAGTTTTTTGCCAAAGCAGATCCTTCTCTGGATGTAAAAGGAATAGATCAAGCTGGTGAGTATATGATGTTCACCAGAGCTTGGTTTTGGATTGAGCAAGTTAAAATCAGATCTAAAGTTTGGAAAGATGCTTTGAAACAATATGCAAATGAAGAATTTTTAATATCTCTCCGGTTAAGTATTTCTTATTTTGAAAGTACAGAAGAATATGAAAAGTGTGCTCATTTAAAAAAAATACAAGATTTTGTACAAAAAAACTTGCCCATCTAAAAGAAGGTTATTATCTTTAATTATATTTTGATATTAAATTATTGAAGTAATAAAGGTTATAAGAAAAATAAGTAAATAAAATAAAATGAAAAATAAAGAATTAGTATTGAGACGGTTGGAGTCTCTAGAAGGAAAATTAAAACGTTTGAGAAATGCTCTAAACGAAAGAAACGTAGATGCTGCTCGTCAAATTTTACAAGAGGCACTCGAACTTAAGGATGATACTCAAGCAATTGTTGAACGTGAAAATTAATTAAATAAATAAAAGTTATGAATCTTACCGCCGAACAAATCCAAGACAATTGGAATGAATTATTATCTTATATTGAAGAATATATTTCCGAACCTCGTAAAGATAAATTATTAGAATTTTATGAGCAATATGCTGACCGTTTGATGTTAATGCCTGCTGCGCATAAAAAAGAATATCATAATGCTTTCCCCGGAGGATATGTAGAACATGTTTTACGCGTTATTCGATGTGCCCTTAAGCAAGCTGAATTATGGGAATCTGAAGGTTGTGATATGTCTACATTTACAACTGAAGAATTAGTATTTTCAGCATTAAACCACGATTTAGGTAAAATGGGAGATGAGACCCAAGAATCATATATCCCCCAGACTGATAATTGGAGACGTGAAAAATTGGGAGAGGATTATATGTTTAATACTAAAGTTCCCTTTTCATCAGTTCCAGATAGAGGCTTATTTATGCTTCAATCACATGGTGTCCAGTATACATTCAATGAAATGTTAGCTATTCAAACACATGATGGTTTATATGATAAGGCGAATGAAAAATATCTCATGGCATTTATGCCCGAGCAAAAACCACGTACTTCACTCCCTTATATTATCCATCAAGCGGATTTAATGGCAGCACGCATTGAATTTGAACGTGAATGGTTACCTAAGTTAAAAGAGGACAAAAAGTCCGTGGATAACGGAAAAGGGAATTTTACATTGGGGAATAAACCCAACATGTCCAAAAAGACATCAACCAAAACTAAAGCTTTAGGCACGTTCAAAAGTGATAGTTTAAAAAATATGTTAGATAGCTTATGACAACAGTATTAATTAGCGTTTTAGCGGTTTTAGTCGTAATCTTAGGATTCACGACTTTTAACCTTATGCGCAAAGTAGAAAAACAAGAAGACGTATTAGCAGGATACTTAGCATATCTAGATCGTTTATCTCGTACAATTGAAATTTCAGATAAAAAACTTAAAGAACTAGACCGTGGAGGTGTGTTTGAAAAGGATGATGAAGTTGGGATTATATTTCAATCAATTTTAAAAATTCAAGAAATCCTCAATGAATTCAACCTTAGAAAGTTCAGTTAAAATGCCTAAAAAACCGGGAAGTAAAAATTACTTTACTCAAGATACTGAGGATGCGATCGTGTTATATAATAATACGGTCGATCCTGTATTGAAAAGTAAAATTTATGAAGACCGTATCCATTACGCATTTTTTAAATTAACCCAAAATATAATTCATACGTTCAAATTTTATCATACTGAAGTAGAAAATTTAGAGCATTTACAACATGAGATTATAGTATTTCTCTTATCCAAAATTCACTTATTTAACCCTCAGAATGGAGCTAAAGCATATTCTTATTTTGGTACCATTGTAAAACGATGGTGTATTTTATATAATGAGAAAAATTACAAAAGTAAAATTAGTAAGGTTTCAGTAGATGAATTATCTAAAGATGATTCAGACCACACTTACACTATTGAACCGAACAATTCAGATGATCGATTATCTCATTTTATGGACGAATATGTTGAATTTGTTAGTTTTAACTTATACGAAATATTCCCTAAAGAATACGATGCAAAAATTGCAGATGCTGTTTTAGAGCTATTTAGAAAACGAGACAGTATAGACGTATTTAATAAAAAGGCACTCTACATTTATATTCACGAAATGATCCCAGATGCCAAAACCCCCAAAATTACTAAAATAGCAGGTGTATTGTACGACGTATTTAAGAAAAATTACCTATTCTATTTAGAGGAAGGATATATGAATTTCCACCTCTAGTAGTTGTTTATATTTATAAAAAACAATACATATGAGTAATTTAGAATCAAACGTATTTGGTAAGAAAAAATTCTCGGATATTCTTAAGGAAATTTACGAAAACCAAAAGAAAAAAGAGACCCAAATCACAGCTTTAATAGGTGAATTAAAACCACTTATTAATGATATTGGTGATGCTACTTTGATTGTTCCTTTAATTAAGGAATATATGGAATTAGGCATCAAAAATGATGAACAGCTAATTAAAATGGCCACTATTATCCAACGTGCCCTAGCTACTGGCAAATCAGAAGATGAAGGGTTTGGAATGACTGAGGAAGAAAAAGCACAATTATTATCTGAGGTAAAAAAATTCAATCCTAAAGACTAATGCCATTAAAGACTGGAATAACTAATTCATTTAGGAAAATATCTAATTCAACTAGAGGAGATTCTCCTGTTCAGGATAAAATAGATGCTATAAAAGGCCAATTAGTTGCTGCTAGGGTAACAGATATTGTTTTAGATGAAAATCATCCTAAATTTGAAAACGTAGGCCAGTGGAATGGAATAGGAGCTATATATTTTGAATTTGTAAATCAAACTGGAACTGGGGCTCCTGTTACTTTTGCTCTTCCATATGATTCTCAAATCAAAACATATCCATTAGTTAATGAAATAGTCTTATTATTCTTTTTACCTAATCAACAACAAGGACAAATTACTGCAAACAAATCTTATTTTTATCTTAAACCTTTAGGAATTTGGAATCATCCACATCATGATGCGTATCCTAATCTTTTAAATCGACCTCAACAAGTTAGAGATTACCAAGCAACAGAAGATGGTGTTGTAAGAAGAGTAACAGATGAATCTACTGAAATAGATTTAAATAGTCCTATTAATCCTTCTCAAAACACATTTGTAGAAAAAACAGATATCCATCCTTTAATGCCTTATATGGGGGATTCTTTACTTGAGGGAAGACACGGTCAAAGTTTACGATTTGGTAGTACTGCAAAATCACAAAGTGAAATTAGTAATAATTGGTCTACTGCTGGAACTAATGGAGATCCAATTACTATTTTGCGAAATGGACAACCAACAAAAGTAAGTGATAGAGGATGGATTCCAATTGTAGAAAATATTTCTCAAGATTTATCTTCGATTTATCTTACTTCATATCAAAAAATACCATTTAGTATAGCGAATGAGAATTTTGTTTCCTATACTACCCCCCCAACCACTCCAGCTCAATATGCTAACCCCCAAATCATTTTCAATTCAGATAGGATTATAATTAATGCTAAAAATGATAGTATATTAATTAGTGGACAAAATTCAGTTGGTTTATCTTCAAATGGAAGTATAAATCTAGAATCTACTAGTGAGATTAATATTGCTAGTAAATTAACTCGTTTAGGAAGTAAAAATGCAAATCAATCTGTTTTACGAGGAGATGAAACTGTAGCATATTTAAAAATATTAATTACTGAATTGCAAAAT